ATGGTGTTATACAAGAGCCATCTGTTGCTTATGCCGTAAGTAATGGAACGACACTAACCTTTACTGCTGCACCATCAAGCGATTCGGGTAATAATATCTTTGTATATTATTTGTTTAGAACAATAGGCACAGTAGGACACCCTAGCAATCAAGCGTTGAGTGCAACAACAGGTACGTTTAGTGGTGCAATTACAGGTGGTGGCTTATTAACTACGGGTGGCAATATAGTCATACCTAATGCAGGCAATATTGGTAGTGCGAGTGACACAGATGCAATGTCTATCTCTAGTGGTGGTGTTGTAACATTTTCACAAACACCAGTAGGCACAACTTTTGTAGGCACAGAAGTTGCCAGTACATCTGGAACAGAGGTAGCTTTTACAAGTATTTCTTCAACAGCAAAAAGAATTACACTTATGTTTCGTGAGGTCAGTTTAAATGCTAATGAAGACATGATGGTACAACTTGGTACAAGTGGTGGACTTAAAACAAGTGGTTATTTATCAAACTCACATTATGGTGGTGGTGGAACTGGCTCAACAGCAGGATTTGCTTTATACAATGGTGGAGGGTCAAGTAATGTGCTTTCTGGAGCTATGATGATATATCACATGGGTTCTAATAAATATATTAATAGTCATTCAGCTAAATATAATCAAAATAATGGTTTGTTTGGAGGAGGATCTGTTGAGTTAAGTGGAACATTAGATAGAATATCTATAAAATCACAAGGATCAGGTAGCTTTGATGCAGGTGCAATTAACATAATGATCGAATCATAGGAGTGTAATATGGCAAATGAAGTTATACAACATGATTTTGCGAGTAACAAAACAATAATTAGAGATTTTACATCAGAAGAAAAACTTTTACATGAGGCTAAGATAAAAGAGAACGAGTCAATTATAGAAGCAAAAAAGATCAAAGAATCAAACAAAACATCAGGTATAAATAAATTAAAAGCCTTGGGATTAACAGATGATGAAATAAATGAACTAATAGGTATGACATGAGTAAAGCAGCAGATTTAGCATTATTAGCTGGTGGAGCAGACACACTTACAGACACAACTAACACAGGTGATGTTACACTTGATTTTTCTCAGTATCAAAATTTTATTTTGACATTTACAGGTAATGTAACACTTGTTAATCCAACAACAGAAGTAATCGGACAGTCTGGATTTATTATTTGTATACAAGACGGAACAGGCAGTAGAACATTATCATTAGGCACAGATTATGAAACAGTAGGTGGTGCAGGTATAACTCTTAGTACAGCAGCTAGTGCAGTAGATATGATACCTTATGTTGTGCAATCAGCTAGTAACATATTATTGGGGAATGTGCAGAAAGCGTTTAGTTAATGGCACTACTTGGTAATTTAAAAGGTTCAGCCAATTTTTTTCAAACCACTGAATTTTATAATGATGTTGCAACACAGTCACTAAGATTAGATGGTGGTGCTGAAATAACATTAGATAATGCAGGAGCAGCAACAAGCAATAAAATAGCTACTATTTCAGTTTGGTTTAAAAGAGCAGATGAAATTACAACTTTAGCCTATTTGTTTCATTCAAAAAATGATGGATCTTTTGGTGATGGATCAAGTGGGTTGGCAAGTTTTAGTATTACTTTAGATGCTGATGATGGAATATCTGTAGTACAATATAATGGTAATCCGTCTTTTGGTGCAGATCAGTATGACTTTGGAGTTAAGATACAAGACAGAGTTTTCCGTGATACAAGTTCTTGGTATCATTTAGTAGTTGCTATTGATACGACTCAAGGCAGTGGCACTACTAATGAAGCTGATAGAATTAAAATGTATGTTAATGGAACACAACAAACAGTAGTAGCAATAAATGATGGTAGTGGTAGTCAAGATTTTGCAGACGAAAATCAATTACTAGCAATAAATCAAGATGGCGAACAAAGATGGGGTGGAACTGTTGCTGATGGCACATATGCTCATGTATACCTTGCTGAAACCAATGTTGTTGATGGTTTACAATTAGATGCTAGTTATTTTGGAGAAACTAAAAATGGAGTTTGGGTTGCTAAAGCACCAAATGTATCAGAATATGGAAATCATGGTTATAGACTACAGTACAAAGAAACTAGTGTAGGTAGTGGTTCGTCAAGCACAATAGGTGCAGATACGAGTGGCAAAAATAATCATTTTACATCTACTAATGTTGTTGCTCAAGATTGTGCAATACCTGATAGTCCAGAGAACAATATGTGTACCTTGAACCCTATAGGAAGAAGATATGGAAGCTCTTATGCGGGAAGTTTTAGTGAGGGTAGTTTAAAAGTAGCAAGTGGTGGCAACGCTACTGACGTATTTGGAACTATGGCAATAAATCAAGTCTGTGCTGCAGGAGGTGTTTATTTTGAAATAAGATTAGATTCTATAGACACATCAAGAACTTATTTTGGTCTTATAGGAGATACTGGTGTAAACAATAAAAATGATTATGCAAATGGTGCATCATATAGTTATCCAACTAAGGCTATGGTTCAAAGTGGAGGCTATATGTATTTTGGTACACAGACTAATGGAGCCGCTGAAACTAACATAGGAGGTGGTGCGTTAAGTGGAGATTATAGAAGTATAGCAACTTACGCAGACGGAGATGTAATAGGCTTTGCAGTTAAATCAGATGGAAAGGTATTTGTAAGTAAAAATGGCACTTTTATAAATAGTTTGGCAGGAGCTGCAGATCCTGCTAATGGCACTAATCCTATTCATGTCATAGATTTAGATGAAGGTGATTGGTTACCTTATGTTGGTTATAATTCTACCTTTACTGTAAATTTTGGACAAGATGGTAGCTTTAATGGTCAAGAAACAAGTGGTGGACACTCTGATGAAAACGGAATAGGCGATTTTTTTGGACAGGTTCCTAGTGGTTACTTGGCTCTTTGCACTAGTAATATGGTTGAACCAGATATAGGTCCAAATTCAACGACACAATCATCTAGTCATTTTGAATCTGTTACTTACACTGGAAATGGCTCTGATGGTAAAACTGTTGCTGTCAGTCATCAACCTGATTGGGTATGGATTAAAAACAGAGACGCAGCAGACGATCATCAACTTTTTGATTCTACAAGGGGTGCAACAAAAGTTCTTGAAACAAATGACACAACTGCGGAGGCAACCAATGACGATACGTTAACGGCTTTTACCTCTACTGGATTTACTGTTGGCGATGATGTTACTGTAAATACAAATAATGAAGACTACGTTGCTTGGTGTTGGAAAGCAAATGGTGGCACGACTACTACAAATGACGCAAGTGCAACCAGCATAGGCGATGTTGATAGTGTAATACAAGCAAACACAACAGCAGGATTTAGTATTGTGACATACACTGGTCAAAATGCAGCAACAACTATTGCACATGGTTTAGGTAAAAAACCTGCTATGGTTATAATAAAACAAAGAACAGACGCTGGTTCAGAATGGATAGTTGGACATCGAGAACTTGCTTCAAGTGATCCTTTTGCAAACAATAAGTTTATAAAATTACAGTTAACTTCAGCCGTATTTACTAACAGTTTAGTTTTTGATTCAGAGCCAACAACGACAGCAATACAACTTACTTCTGGAACAGCAAGTAATTTAACTGCTGCAAGTAAAGATTTTGTAATGTACGCTTTTGCAGAAATAGATGGGTTCTCTAAATTTGGCAGTTATACAGGAAACGATAGTACAGATGGTCCATTTGTTTACACAGGGTTTCAACCAGCTTTCTTAATGGTGAAAAGAACTAACACCACTGGAAACTGGATAATATATGATAATGTTAGAAATACATTTAATGATGATGTTAGAGCATATTTATATGCCAATTTAAATAATGCAGACCCTGCTGATGGAAAAGTAGATTTTCTATCAAACGGTTTTAAACAAAGAAGTCCATCAGCTTACACAGACGATAATGCTTCAGGTAGTAATTATATTTATATGGCATTTGCTGAAGCACCTTTTAAATACTCAAACGGAAATTAGGAGATAAGAATGGTTTGGAAATACGGAGATGTACAGCTTAAAGCAGGCAGAAGTTGGACTGATAAAAATGGAACAAAGCATCCAAGTAATTGGATGATTTGGTCTGATGATGCAAAAAAAGGTTTTGGTTTAACTTGGGAAGATGATGTTGATACAAGTTATGATGATAGATTTTATTCATCAAAAGGTGTAGAATTAAAATTAGATGATGTAAAAGAAGTTGACAAAGATGGTAAAGCAATAATTGACACAAGAACTGGTCAACAAATGATTACACGAGGCTTGAAATATAAATGGATAGAACAAACAAAATCAACTGCTAATGGTTTGCTCACTGTTTCTGATTGGTATGCGATTAGGAAATTTGATACAGATGTAGCTATTCCAAGTGACATATCCAAGTATAGAACAGATGTAAGGACTGCAACAAAAACAATAGAAGATAAAATAAATGCTTGTACTAAGTTAGCTGATTTTATGAAATTGTTTGATGCACCAGTAGATAAAGATGGTAATCCAACGGACAAAGCACCAATTTATAACTTTCCTGATGAGGTAATATAATGCTTGGACATGCTGCTATTGCTGAAAGTACCATTTCTGATGTGGGTGGTGCATTAATAGTAGCAACAGCAGAAATGAACGCTCTTGCCACTAGTTCTAATGTAGGTGTTGGAACTCTTGTAGGTGTCTCTTCTATAAGTGGCAATTTTACAAAAACAACGGCTGGTATACTTATAACTGGTAGTGTAAATGCAGAAATCAGTTCTAATTTTACACAAACTGCAACAGATATTAAAATAGTGAACTTTACAGATGTTACGATGTCTAGTAATTTTACAGAAACTGTAGCAGCCATATCAATACTTTCTGGCGTGTCTTCACAAGATTTAAATTTTACAAAAACCACATCTGGAGATATAATGTTTGTAGAAATGAATAAAGGTAAGACACCAGCAGCAGCAGGAGCACCAACATATACACAAGTAAGTCCAACTGGAGTAGAAACGTATACAGAGATTACACCTAGTGGCACAGAGACATACACAGAAATAGTGAGGTAAACATGGCAAGTACATATACATCAAATACTGGAATAGAAAAAATAGGTGCTGGTGAACAAGCTGGTACATGGGGTACAACGACAAACACCAACCTTGATATCATTGACAGAGCACTCAATGGAGTTGGTGAAATAAGTCTAGCTGGAACGACTACTCATAATCTTACAACAAGTGACGGAACTTTATCTGATGGTGGCTTCAGAGTATTAGTTTTTACTGGTGCTATTGGAGGAAACAATACAGTAACAATACTTCCAAATGACGCAGACAAACTTTATTTAGTTGTTAATTCAACAACAGACTCAGGTAGCTCAGGTCCTTATTCTGTTATACTTACTCAAGGTAGTGGAGCAGATGCAACGATTACAAACGGTGAAACAGCTTGGGTTTATGCAGATGGTGGTGGTGGTTCAGCGATTGTAAAGAAAGTGAGCACAGATGTTGTAAATGATACAACTCCACAACTAGGTGGTAATTTAGATGTAAACGGTAAACTTATTAAGTTTGGAGATGCTGCAACGGCAGGAGATGACGATACGTTAGAATTTGGTGCTGCTGATGATATGCAATTATATCACGATGGTACAGATTCTTATATTACAAATAAAACAGGTGCTTTAAAAATAGCAACTGAAACAACAGATATAGCTGTAACGATAGGTCATACATCTTCAGAAGTCACAGTGGCTGATAATCTTACAATAACTGGAACATTAAAAGAAGGCTCAGATCAAGTTAAAGTAGTGGGAAAAGAAACGATTTGGGTTCCTTCCTCTGCTATGTATCCTAATACAACTGATGGTTGTGCTAGACTTACTCAAGTTGAACTATCAAACGGACCTGAATTAAAAGTATTAGATTTTGACAAAGACTCAGATGAAAATGCTCAGTTTAGTGTTGCGTTTCCTAAATCTTGGAACGAAGGTACAATAACTTTTCAAGCCTATTTTGCAGCCACTAGCACTGACACTGGTACAGTCGCATGGGGATTATCGGGTGTTGCAATAGCAGACAACGACTCAGGGAACACGGCTTTTGGAACTAACGTAGTGGCTACTGCAAAAGCTCATAGTGGTGCTTCAAATGATATAAATGTTACGGCTGAAAGTGGAGCAGTTACAATAGCTGGCTCTCCATCAACTGATGAATTAGTTTTCTTTCAAATAATGAGAGATGTTTCAGCAGACAGCCTTGCAGCTGATGCAAGACTATTAGGTATAAAATTATTTTTCACTACAGATGCAAAGAATGATACATAATGACAAGTTTTGGCTACAATGTTTTAGGATTTGGTGTAAACCCAGATGAGATTTTTGAGATTACTATTTCCAGTAATGTCGATAATTTTAATTTAGCGACTCATCTTAGCAGTAATACTACATATAACGGCTCAAATCCAGCAGATTTTTATGTTACTATAAATAGTGGTGTTGTTGTAGGGGGTTTTCCAGAAGGCACAACTTACTCTTCTACTAGTCCAACTTTTGGTGATGGATCTCCATACGACAATGACTACTATATAAATAAAACTGGGATTGCTTTTGATACTGGTTCTCTTGGGACAGGCTCTAGATTGTTTATAACTAATAATGGAACAATTCTTGGTTTTGGTGGTCGAGGAGGAACGCTTGATGGTAACGGAACTGCTACACATCCTGATGGTAGACTATACCGAGATGGTGGTAATGGTGGCACAGCATTTAAAACAACTATAACTACTTTCTTCACCAATAATGGAAAACTCCAAGGTGGTGGAGGAGGAGGTTCTGCGGGTGCTGTTGTACCAACTGCTGGTGGTTCTGGAGGTGGTGGAGGAGCAGGTGCTGCTCCAGGATTAGGAGGAGCAAAAGTTGGTATAGATGGAGCAAATGGGAATGGACAAAATGGTACTGAAACTGCTGGAGCATCTGGAGGTGGTGGATCAAGAGGTGGTGGAGCAGGTGGAGGTCCAGGACAAGATGGAGGCACTGGACTTTCAGAAGGTGGTGTTGTTACTCCTCCAGGTAATGCAGGTAGTGCAGGTAATTATATAGAAGGAAATTCTTTAACTACTTTTCTTGTAACAGGAACAAGAGCGGGAGGTGTAGCTTAATGCCAATGAAAGCCTTAAAATTTAAACCTGGTATCGTATCTGACATTACATCATATAGTAATGAAGGTGGGTTTGTTGATGGTGACAAAGTAAGATTTAGATTTGGTTTTCCAGAAAAGTTTGGTGGTTGGGAGAAGTACAGTTCTAATGAATATGTAGGTAGTGCTAGAAGATTGCATAACTGGGTGGCTCTTGATGGATCTGATTTTTTAGGTATTGGTACGCATTTAAAATATTACATAGAAGAGGGTCAATTATTTAACGATATTACACCTCTAAGACAGACAACAGCACTAGGTGATATTACATTTTCTGCATCAAATGGATCAACAACAGTAACTGTAATAGACCCAGCACATGGTGCGAATGAGAATGATTTTGTAACTTTTTCAGGCGTTGCTACACTGGGTGGCACAATAACGGCAACAATATTAAATGCAGAACACCAAATAACATCCATAATAAGTTCTAATTCTTATACAATTACATCTTCTGTTGCAGCAAACGGTTCTGATACAGGTAATGGAACTTTCACAGATGCTACTTGTGATTATAATAATGATCCAACCATAACAATGGATTCTACGGCTTCTCTTATTACGGGTGGTACAGTAAGTGGTACTGGAATACCAGCAGGTGCAACGATTGATTCAATAACAGATTCAACAACTTTTGAGCTTAGTGCCTCTACTACTGGTGGTTCAGTAACAAATGGAACTTTAACTTTTAATACCTCAAAAGCAGTTTATCAAATAAACACTGGACTGAACGTAACTGTTGGTGGAACTGGTTGGGGTGCTGGACAGTGGAGTGGTACAACATCTGGTGCTTTGGCAACACAATTAAACGAAGCCTTGGATGCAAGTGAAACTGAAATAGATGTGGACAGTGCAACAGGCATCACAGCTGGTGATTTGATATTAATAGAAGAAGAACTAATAACAGTTGGTACAATAAGTTCTAATACTTTAGGGACTGGTGGAGGTGCGTCAACCAGAGGTGCGAGTGGTACAGATGCCGCAACACATGCAGACAACACCCTTGTAAGATTAGCAGTAGGTAATGCAGATTCTGCCAATGATTTCGTTGGGTGGGGTAATGCAGCATCAGTTACTGTATCAGGAGCACAAATAAGACTGTGGTCACATGATAACTTTGGTGAAGATTTAATGATAAACCCAAGAGATGGAGGTATATTTTATTGGGATAAGACAAATGGCTTGGGTACAAGAGCCGAGGAACTTAGTGTAATTAGCACATATTCTGGACAAACAAGTGTTCCTACAATAGCTAAACAAATTCTTGTATCAGACCAAGACAGACATATTATAGCTTTTGGATGTGATGGATTAGGTGCAAACTCATCTGCTACTCAAGGAAACGGAGTGCAAGATCCGTTGTTGATACGTTTCTCATCACAAGAAAACCCAGTAGATTTTTTTCCAACTGCTACAAATACAGCAGGTGATTTAAGATTAGGTGGTGGATCTACTTTTGTACAAGCAGTTGAAACAAAACAACAAATACTCATTTTCACTAACAAAACACTACACGCTATGAAGTTTATAGGTCCACCATTTACATTTGGTCTACAAGAACTAGCTAAAAATATAACTATAATGAGTCCTTTTTCTGGTATAGCTGTTGAAGATGCAGTGTATTGGATG